GACATAGCTAGTGCACTTGCAACGTCTGCTGAGCAAACGATGAAGTTACCTTTTCCTCTACGAGTGTCTTGTGCAATGTGGTTAGCATCACGTTCGATATTAAATAACAAGCCTTTAAAGCGCTCTACAGACCAACGTCCGTTTGAATCAATATCTAAGTCAAATGTACCTGCTGTTGCTGTTGAAGGCGAACCTGCTTTAGCAACTTTGTAGATTGTACGAACAACTTCGCGATTAATCTCAAACATAAATTCTTGCGAAAGAATGTTCGATAATTCTGCTTCAGCGTCAAGACCATGAATTGCTTTTAAGTCTTGTGCCAATTCAACGGTGTATTCTGCTTTCAATGCACGTGATTTAGCAGTAACTGTTGTCTTGTCAATCGAGAAAGACATTTCTGCGTAATCACTCTTAGCTTCCATCGACCCCGTTGGAATCGCATTACCTGTATTGTAAGCACCGAATACAGGATTGTTACCTGTACCATCAGTAAAGCCGCCAGAGAATCCAGTATTGGCTTCATTGAATAATGCTTCTTTACGGGTCGTAGTGTTATTACGCTCCGAACCATACATCGAACGCATTGCGAAGATTAGGCCAGTAGGACCTGTCATTGGTTGTACACCGCAAATGTCATAAGCCATTAGATTAGGCATTGCGCGACGGACTAGGCCAATTAGAATTGGGTCATACTTTTGAATACCATCAGTTGCGCTGATGTTATTCGAAGGTGTTTCGAAAAGCGCTTGACGCTCTTCACGTAAAGATTTTTCTTGATTCTCTAATAATACTGCAGTAACAGCACGCTTATACGAATCTTTAATTTGGGGTAGATCAGGATGATCTAAAATTGCGCCCCACTTTTGTTGATAATTCTCGGATAAAAACATGTAATTCTCCTTTATTTACAACTTATGTAATTTATAAGTTATACTCGTTTAATTGTTCTTGATAAGGCTTTAGCATACGAAGATACGACATCATTAGAAGCGAAGCTTTCTTCAATACTAGTTTCTTCTACAAGGGGTTGTGTTTGGGAAATTGTGAAAGACTCTTTTCCAGATGTTACTGGGAAATAATTTTCCTTAATTACCGCAACCTTTTCTCTGTAAATTTCTTCATTCTCAAAATTTACACCGTCTAAAAGTTTCGTTAATTTATTAACTTGGGTGTCAGCTAAATCATCAGTCATTTCACTGATAATTAAATGTTTCTTTAAAGACGACACTTCAGTATGTAAACCAACATTTTGTTCTAGTTGACGATCTAGACTTTCTTCTAAATCTGTTACCTTACTTTGTAATTCACCTATTACATCATATTTTTCCTCAGGCACTTCAATATAATGTTCTTTGAAGAGCGCCTTAAGTCCCGACATAAAATCTTCGGCTATTTCAGTACGCAACCCATTATCGATTGCTAGTTTGTTTTCTTCCATATAGTTTTCAACTACATAGTTTAGATAAGCATCGACCTTTTCAACAATGCTTTCTGTATATTCTTCAAACTCTGCAGAATATTTTTCTTCTAATGCTTCGCAAACTCTTTCCATTTCATCGTTGACTTTAGCAATGACTGCTGCTTCAAAAATGGATGTTGCTTTTTCTCTAAATTCTTCGGATAAGTCTTCGCCGAAAATAGATGCCATATCAATATTTAATTCTTGATCTGCTTCTGACAATTCGTCCATATTTTCGTCGTCCCCTGTCTCAACCCCTTCCGCACGCCTAAAGACAATTTTACCTGCTTTATCTGTAGATGTTTCATTGCCTCTAGCGGTATCTTTAAATTGTAAACGACCTTGATCGTCAACCGAAGATTTAACTTCTACGTTTTTATCTTTCTTGTAGACTAAGCGGCCTTTGTCGTCTACGGATGTCTGAATGTCCTTATATCGGTCATTTATTGTGCTATCCGTATCTGCCTCAGAAACAACTTCTTCTTCCTCACGAATACCGGTATTCATAGGAATGGCTGGCCAACTAGCACCTAGGTTCGGTGTACCTTGAACCGTAGTAAAGTTAGGGGCTACTCCAACTGAACCTTTCATCGCAATAGTATTTTTAGAAATACCTTTTGCAGTAATGGCGCCTTGATTTGCTTCATTTTCTCCGCGATCTTCATGGGATGCTTCTTCTGAACTACCTTGTTTAGGAGAAGATGAATCTCCTCCATTGGCAGGTTTGATCGAGGAATCCTTTGTTACATTGGACGAACTTCCGGCAGCTTCATCTAAAGAAGCTTTGACCTTTACATTCTCCAACAATTCCTTAATTTTGCTTTCTACTGACATTAGAGTCTCCTAATTGTATGAATATACTCAAGCATTATTTATAATTCTAGTTATCTAGACACTCGGGATAAGAATTGTTCGAAAATTCTTAATTTGGTTTCTTCCAGATTTTTACCAGAAGTTTTTCTTATTTCCTTTTGTGCATTTTCTATATGCACAGCTTTCCAGATACCGCTTTCTAATATCCATTCCGCAGATTCCATAATACCTTGAACAAAGGCATCTGGGGCAGATGGATCAGCTACAATGTCTACTGTCGCAAGATGAAAATCATCCTGCACTTCATTGACGCCTTCAGAATTCATTTTTAGAGATCCAAGACCTCTAGTTGATACACCTAATTGAACTTCGTTTTCAATTAAATTTCTTGCAATAATACCCATTGGAGTTTCTAGTATTTTTGCTTTACCATACACATCGCTACCATTCATTTCTAATTTTGTAATTAAATGAGAAACTTGGTGCAAATTAATCGATGGGTTATCCGGATGACCTAATTCGCCCAAAGATCTTTTTTGTTCAATTAGCTCTTTATATTTTTGAACTTCGCGCTCCATAATAGGTTTGCCATAAGTTCTATTATTTTTATTTTTTCTATTTGCTTGAGCAAATACGCCTTCGATATAAATGGTTTTGCCGCCACCTTGTTTTTCTTCGGTGAGGTACTTTAAATCTTGAGCAACTTCTTTAATTAGTCTCATATCTATTTACCTAGGTACTATTTGTTGATTTGGTTCAATAAATCCGCTAGCTTTTGTAATTGACAAATACAATAAAGAATTTGCCGGCATTGCGATAGAAATATTTGCAGAATTTGCAACTGTATCAGAAATACCAAACATTTGCGTCAATGTCCAATTATCATTACCAGACAAATATTGCGTAACATTCCCATTTCGCGTAATTACGATTGGTGTTACCCCGGGAGTAGACCACACCATACCGGTAATATTCATGGCCACATTGCCATTGTCTAAAGTTTCATCCGCCAACTTAAGATCAAAAGTTGTTATATTTGCTTGACCATCTCCAATAAGTTTTACCGAAGCTTGTTGTCTAACTTTCTTAAGTACTGTTTTTGTGACTGCCATTATTGCCTCTTATTTCTTAGCTGTTTTTGCAGCATCTTTAAACGCTTGAGCGGTTGGCGCACCTTCAGTACCGGGTTTGCGCATTTTTTCATTACTGCCCGCAGCAATACGTTTACGTTTAGCCTGTATATTTGCATAAAGGCCGGGCTTAGCAGCTTCATTTTTCATAGCATCAATTTCTGCTTGTTTCTGGGCAGCATACTTTTTATAATAGCTAGGATCAGGTAAACCGCTTTGTTTTCTATATTTAGCCTGCGCAATTTCTGCTTTAGTTTGCGTAGGATAATTAATTTTGATTTTTATTTTTTTAGCAATCTCATCTAATGCCGTTATACTAGTATCATATTCTTCCGAATGTTCTTTATTAAAATTCGGATTCTTTTTAGCAAAATCTGCAGGTGGTAATACCGCCATTGCTTTACCTGTTTTATCTACAGCCTGCCCCTGATCTAAATCTTCTCTATCTTTTGCAATTTTGTATCGTTTTTCTAATTGCGACTTATGCTCAGGATTACTAATATGTTGTGGATTAGATAACATATCTTTTAATTGTGATGCTTGTGTTTTAGGTGCGTCTAATTCCTCGCCAATTGGTCCACTTGGTTCTCTTAGACGAGACGCAATTTCTCGTTTTGTAAGTTTTGTTGAAGGCTCACCCATTGTAGGTTCTCTTCTGCCCATACGATCTGGGGGAGAAACCGGTTCTCCCATTGTAGGTTCTTTTCTACCTGCACGATCGGGTTTACTAGTTTTCGAAGGTTCGGGAATTACGTCGGTCAATGTGGGATAATCTTGTTTCTTTGTACTAGTATTCCCAGCACGAACCTTTTCCATCTCCGCATCATATCTAGTTTTAAGATCAGGTTTAGCAGGTTCTGTTTTAACTGGCTCAGCTGCAGGTTCTGCATATCTACGATAAACACCTCCAATTGGAACTGTTTTGCCGACATTACTAGTTGTAGTGCTGCCGACTCCGGCTCCGCCGCCGCCCATTTCTGTGCCTCGGTCATCACCAGGTTTACGAAACCCTTTAGGTGGTACCATTTGCTCATCAATTTCAACTTCAACTTCTTCATTGCGCTTAGCAGCATATGATGCACCTAAAGCCATGCGGATTCTTTCCTGTTTGCTTTTACCTGCAAATTTAGGATTGTCACTTTTTACAAAATCATGTATCCACTTGCCAGTAGGATCCGAAGATTTTAATTTTTCTAAAAGAGACTCTTCTCGAATTGAATTAAATTTTTTCATCTTAGTTTATTTTGGTTTCTTAGGAGTAGCAGGCGGAGTAGGAGTTGGCTCTGCCATTTTTTTACCAGCTTCACCGGTAAACACGTCGCCAATTGCTGCAGCTACGTCTAGTATTTTTTTGGTTAACCCGGAACCGCCGGCTGGGCCTCTTCCGCTTGCAACTCCTGGTGCATTGTCATCTGATTCACCTAAACCAGATGCAACTTCTTGTTTTTTATGGTCAAGTGCATCTGTTAGCTTATCTGCGATAGCCGCATCAAAGTCTCGCATAGCATCGGTTTCGCGGTTAGCGATAATATTACTTACCATACTTCTAATTGTGTCTTTTTCCATAATGACTCCTATTGCTGCGGATTTCCGGGTTGTTCTGTATTTATTGGCTGAGGAGCGGGCTCTTGCTCAATCTCAGTTTTCATAATTTGTATTTCTTTATCTGACATACGTAGTACATCTTTCATTACAAATCGTTGACTAAAATATGTACCAACATACGGGGTTATCATATTTAATAAATCAATTTGATTTCTATAATTCTCAGCACTCTTCATTTCATCAAAGTATTGATCTTGCGCATACTTATATTGAATCTTTTCTTTAATACTTTCCCAATCTTTATCTGTCAACACACCCTTTAATAGCAATTGTGTTTTTAAAATATCATTAAATAAAATATTAAACTTTTTACGAAGTCTACCTACAAATTTTGCAAATTTTAATTCATCTCTAGTAATTTCTGTTGCTCTACCAAAAGATATACCAGATTGTGCCTGCATTCTAGATAAAGGAACATTTAATGCTTGATATAATTTAGTTTGAAAGTAATTAATATCTTCAATCTGTCCTAAATTTTCCCCGCCAGGTAATGTAGTAATTTCGGTTCCTCTGCCACCTTCTCTGCGAGGTAACCAAAAATCTTCAAGCAATGACATAAATTTCCTATCATCTCGAATTTCACCTGTGCTAGAATCATATACAATTTTATTTCTGTAGCGAGCCATAATATCTTTTAAATATTGCTCAGCTTTAATTTTAGGTAAATTGCCTACATCAATGTAAAATATTCTACGTTCAGGTGCTCTTGCTAATCTGTAAATTACCAGAGCATCTTCCATCATTTTTAGTTGATTTACTGCCTTGATCGATTTATGTAAATAACCAAGTACAACATTCTTTTCTAAATCCATCATCCCAGAAGGAACAAATGCCACTGCGTCAGGTGAAATTCGAATGCCTTGATTTGCAGTAGTAGAGAATGAATAATTCGGATTATAATTTATTCCCTTTTCGTTATAGATAAAGAATTCTTTTATATCTTTAACTATATCTATACCGGAATTTACATCCTTTTCCTTCTTAATTTCTTTTACTTTACGAATTTTTCTAGGATCGATTTGCATCAATTCTACAATCCCTCGTTTAGGATTTTTCATATCAATAATTTTTTGATAGTATAATCTACCATCAATATACCAACGCCTAAAAATATCATGAGCCTTATTATTAAATTCTAATAGCTCAAGTATTTTATTAAATTCATTTTCAATTGTATCTTTTATATCATCCGGAATATCTAACTTGTCCAAATTGATTTTTACTACAACATCGTCATCCACGGATGCGATTGCTTCGGTTACAATTTCATCTACTGCTGTAGAACAATCCGAATATGCTGCGGCTTCTCTGTATCGTGTAATTAAATCCGACTCAGATTTTGCCGTAGCATCCATATCTAAATAGGTGCCAAAATACCCCCCAGCTTGAATGCCGCTGGATTGTATAGTAGTGGCACCATCATCAGATACCGGTGTCATGAATTCTTGATTTCTTTTATCTATCTTCTCTTCTTCTCGAGCGATAGTGAAACCAAATAGCTTAATTGCCATAATTAAATCACTTTATATAATATTAACCTGCGACTGAACCAAATATATTCAACGAATCTACCAACTGTGAAGCTGGCGTACTGCTAACTTCAAATGTCTGATATTGGAATGCAACTTGGAATGAGGATATTTGGTCATTTGTACCAAAGTCCAAACCAACTGCACTAATATCGGTTGGGAATACACCCAACATTTTATATTGTTTAAGAATAGCACCGTTACGATCTAACTGCGATATAAACATATCTGTTTGATATTGCGCAGGAGTTAACGCTCCGGTTTTTGTTCTTAAATTTTCCATGCCATTCATCCATTGTTCTATAGCAGTCCGAAGTGTAAACCCCGAATCATTAAGTATAGTACAACTGAACGGTGCAAATGTTCTATCACCGGCCATTGTTATTAGTCTGCCCCGATAATAAACCGGAGTGACACCTAATGTTTGACCAGGCAATTCTGCCGCAGTAATTAAAAATGGAGCTTTAGTTACTGCGAGCGCACGACTTGCAACATAGTTAGGAAATGTTAATTGAACTGCAAACTGGTTCGGTCGTGCGCCCCCGTTCGTTAGTTCAGCTTTAAATCTATCTACATTAAATGGTATTGCCATTTCTTCTTACTCCTATTATGCGCCGACTTCTTCGAAGGATACGCCTGTTCTTGTTGCAATAAAATTCAATTGAATAAAATTGATTGCTCGAGCAGGTTTAATGTATATATCAGCAACAAATTCATTGCGATCTATAACTTCTCCAGTATTGTTTGTTTCATCACAAACAACTCTGAAGTCTGTAACGCCTCTACGTCCTTGGACATCTCTTAAGAATGGCTCTACAAGATTTCTAAATTGTGCTCGCGTAAATGCGTCATTAAATTCAAACAACTGAAATTTTGATGCCGTTGCAATTGCTTTTTCAAGAACAATAAACAATCTACGTACATTAATACGATCAAACGCACTTGGTCTTGCTAACAATGTTTTATCACCGAATAACAATGTACCTTGTCCTGGGAATGTTACTACAGGATTTACGCCCTTTTTATATAATGTATCTCTATCTGCTTTAGATGGAGACCAGGCTAATTTAACAACATTCTTAATTACACCTCTGTTATATCCTGCAGGAGAGAACCAAGGATCAGCAATATAATCTGTTCTAGCAGATAATCCTGCAATATCGCCATTCAACGGAACATATCTATATTTATCATTGTAACGATCATATTGATATTTCCATCCCGAATCTAACACCGCAAAAGATGAGGATGTTAAATTGTCTCTATATGTAGTTATTCTTGATGCCTGTCCTGTTGTATTTACCACATCTGAATATGGAGGAGATGCAAATACTACGCAATCTCTTCTGCTTTCTGCAATTGCGATAACCGAATTTACTGCGGTATAAGATGTTGTTGGTCCCATCGGAATCAATCCAACGTCGTACGCCTCATCGTTCGAGAAAATTGCATAACCCGTTAAAATATTTGCAATGCTAACAGTATCTCCAGATACACCCTGTGTTAATGTATTTGTGACATTTGCTGTTAATGATCCGAAGGTCGTATCTTGAGCAACTTGGCCCCAATTGGTTCCACCTAAAGTTGTACTAGGATGATCTAATACCCAAACATATGTTGATCTATCATTAATTACATCTTTATAGTAATTTGATGCTTGATCCGATGTCTTTGCATCTGATGCTTTAGATAAGAACGAATATTTTTCTAATACTGAATTAGGAGTACCGGTAAATGTTCCTCTGACATCAATAACAATTACATGTATTTCATCATTAGATCCACCTTTTGCAGCAACCAACGCAGATGTGCCTGGCGCAGAATCAAACGCTGATGCATATGCCCATCCTGAGTATGTACTAGAGTCAGCTAAAGAAACTTTTATACTGTTCCCCATTGCACCAGGATATCTAGCAGCAAACATACCGTAATTTAAACCACCTGCGCTATAAGCAGAAATATATGTATCTTTGTTTTCAATTAAAGGAGAAACATAATCTACCGTCACCGTAGCATTTGCAACTTCTGTATTTTCAGTGATTGTTACTGTTGGTGTAGCAACATAACCGCTACCCGAATTTGTAATATTTGCACCAACAACTTGAAACCCTATTTGAGCTAATATAACTGCATTACTTGTTAAATATGGCAAATCTTGCGTAGCAGGAACAACCAATACATTTGCAACAGTATATCCATATCCGGCATTTGTAATTGCCACATCAATAATTTCTGCCTCTAACCGCGTATTTGCCGTTGCGTCAGTTCCACCTAAAGTATTATTTCTATTAAGTGTAACATTAGGAGCAAATGCATACCCGCCAGCGCCAGGATTTAATAATGTGATTTTATTAATATACCCATAACCTAAATTAGCAGTTAATACTGCATCAACACCGGTGTTGCCGTCTAATCTATTTACTGTTATAGTTGGCGCAGTTAAATAACCATTGCCGCTGCTAGTAATTGTATAACCCGACACTACGTTTCCTGTTATTACAGGAACAATTGTTGCATGTTGTCCACCAGGTACAAGTGTACCACCAGATACAACAATATTCGCATCCCCGTAATTTGTACCGGCTGTAGATATTTGAATATCTTTTAATTTAAAGTGTACATCTAAATTAGCAGATGCACTAGTAGAACCTTGATTCTGTATTACGACATTGGATAAAGTCGTATAATTATTACCAGAGTTAATTAAATTAATTGCTCCGATTTGACCTGCCCCTAATAAAGCAGTTAATATAGCGCCAGCTCCGTCTCCGTTGACAACTAATGTAGGTGCAACAGAATAACCAAAGCCTGCAGTAGAAATGCCCGTCCCAAAAACATTGCCCGTCGAATACAATATTGGCGTTGCTGTTGCTGTCGTACCACCAAATGGCGATGTAGGTGCACTAATTGTTAGCGTGATGCTATTAACATCAGAAAATCCACGATCACTTGATGTAATATTGATAGCAGAAACAGTACCATTTGGCACCGATACCGCATTTTGCGCTAAAGATTTATCAACAACTCTAGTTATTTGTAAATTGTTTCCATACGATAAGAAATTTGCTGCGGTAAAGAAGTATCCTGCAGTTGTATCATTTGGGACACCAAATTGTTCTACAAGTTTTCCTTCAGAATCTACAGTTACTACTTGCTCAACAGGTCCCCATTGAAATGCGCCCGAAAATGCTCCCGCAGTAGTTGCAACCGAGGGAACAACAGTTGTTCTATCTTCTTCGGTAACTACAACGCCAGGTGAAAGCTGAAATGCCATCTTCTTCTCCTTGATAATTTTATAGATATCTCTCTATAATTTGATTTCTATTTATTTATAATTACCAACAATTAGACTTTTTCCAACCAATTTAGCACAACTTTATTCATATCTTTACCATTACTATTCGAAAACCAAAGATCTCCATTCACATCTTCTTCCGGCACCGATCGTTCAGTAGGGCCCTCATCTATAAATCCAAACGGAGTAAGGTTTTCTTCAATTTGTTTGAATTGCTCTTCGTACAATACTTTTCGCAGATTTGTATCTGTTAAATCTTTAAAGAAAGATTCATTTGACGCCCAAGCAAAAAGTACCAACGTCATTACAAGATCATCATGATAACCTTCATCCGCTTTGTAAAATCCACGTATTTCAATAAAGGTTGAAATTTCTCCAATAATATCTGTATCATGTATCAAAAGTTTGTTACTTTCAACCATACTTTTGAAAGCGGTGCAGCCTAGTCTTTTTACTAATTTTGTAGTTCGTACTCCAAGTGTAGCTCCAGAACTAAATCCACCGGATAAATATTGTCCAGATTTAGAATTACTTCCTACAAAGAATACGTTTTCATATTCAAGATCAGTATACAGTGAGTCGGCGACTTGTTGCCCGTTATCGTTTATCTCAATTAAACAATATGCCTTATGGTAATCTTTAGCAACCTTATGTATAATGTTAGGATATAATAGCGGACTAATCTTATTGCTTCTATATTTTGCCACCACTGTATAGGGGTATGCTGTTATATCCATAACCGTAAAGGCGCAATGGTCTCCTCCGACGCCTCTAGAAGTATCCGCCACAAGCATATAGACGTGATCTTCTTCCGGCTCTACAATTATATCTAAACCATCTTTACTATATACGTACGGCTTAGATGACATCCTGCCTATTGTATCCGGATTAACTAATGTGTTCGATGAACCTAAGAAATTACATAATACTTCTTGGTTAAACTTAAGCTCACCTAGAATAGCCCTTTGTTCATCTGCCCATTTTTTATCTCTACCAGGAATTTCGCTATAGTGAATAAACATTGGAACAAATCCATTGAGGCCTTGTTCTGCTTCATTCCAAAATTTCCAAAAATGGTTATAACCTAATGGAGTGGAAGTTAGAAGAATTTTTGTTGTTTCACCTGCAGATACAACTGGATATACAGAAGTGAAAAAATCCTCAGCTACATTATTGGGAATAATTGCCGCTTCATCAATATATAACCAATTAACAGATTTTCCTCGAATACCCGAAGAACTTGTAGCAGCGGTAAAAATTCTAGATCCATTTTCTAATTCAATATCGCCTTTGTTGAATGTCTTAACACCTTGTTGCATCCAGATAGGTAAACATTCATACATCAATTCATACCGATATAATACTTCTCTTGCTGCGCTAGATTTATTTGCTAGAATAGCAACCGTTTTATTAGACTGAAATAAAGTATACCATAGAATACATGCAGCAGAAGTAATTGTTTTACCCTGTTGTCTACCTTCCATTAATATAACTTTGCGATTATTAAGAATAAGATCAACTTTTCTTTTTTGGCATTCATACAAAGTAAAGGGAATTAATCCTTTATCTAAAGAAACAATTTTGCAATATGTTTCAATAAAATATATAGGATTTTGAATGCACTTCATTAATTCCGATACTTGTTCGGAAGTGTATGATATGGTGGTACCAACTTGTTTTAAATTTGGATTACCATTATAAGAAATTTTCTTACTGGTCGATGCTGATACTATCATTTTTATTGCCCAATAATTTCATAAGTTCAGCAGTTGAACCTGCAAATACTACATTATTCTGAGTACCGATGTGCCCATGTCCTGCTGGTTTATCTTTGTCTAATTCTTTAACTTGTTTTTGCAATGCAAGCAAATCCTTAGATACATCGGATAATGTTTTAATAAATTGCCCGGCAACTTCATAATGTCTAGGAGTTTCAGAATTTTTAGAAAGTTCTATAAGATTTTCTAAAGTGTCTCCGCCCTGTATAATAAGAGTACGAAGAGTATTTCTTGCTAATTGATAATCTTCTTCTTGATCTGTTTCCTTATTAGAATTTAAATTTGACGCAACAGGTGCCGTAGTAAGAGCATTGGTCTGTTCCATAACTGGATCTATATCAAACAAATCGTGCAAATTCTCTAAATTTTTCATTTAAAAATCTTCAAAACTTTCTACATAACCATAAGTGTCATTTACATTTGCAGTGGGGGAATCTGGTTCTACTGTAATCTTTTGTTGTTGGTTCGTCAAATCTGGAGAATTAAAGGTATTGGCAATAACCTTTTTAATTACCCCTTGTTTATTAATAGGACCATAAAAATTAAGTTTAACCGTGAACCCAAGTGTCCACATCACAGATCGTCTGGTTACAAAATCACCTTCGTAATCATCTTCAAATCCAATTGTATTTAATAAGATAGGAAGGTCATTTTGTATATTTAATTCTGGGATTGCCTTTAAAGTTAAATTGTAGTCCGGATTAAAGTAAGGCAATATTTGTTCAATTATTTGCAAACCATCATCTTGATTCCTTGCATAGATATAAAGCAGCATAGATAGATTATACGGAGTAGGAGCATATTGTGTACTTGCTGTAGTACTTGAATCTAATGCTCTTGTCTGTTGTATCGGGCTAACTTTTCGGTTAGGATCATAATCTAAAGATACTAACTCAAACCCCATTCTAGGCAAAATAACCTGAAATTGATTTGTTTCAATAGTTGGTTGTTGATTTATTCTAGCTAAAAATTTCTGTTTAGGAGAATACGATAACGGTACCCGTTGTACATTTATAGTATTACCGTTACCATCTTTTCGTTCAATGGTTATACTATTGAACATATTACCAAAAGCAACAATAGCTTTTCTAACTGTTCCCCAATAAAATCTTTGATCTAACATTTAAGGATCTCCAAACGGATTTCGTTCAGAAAAATCCAAAACTGCATTTTTTTCTGCTCGTATTTTTTCATTATCTGCACCAACCGTTGGCTTATTCGAAGTATAATCCTCTAATACCATTGGAGTTAATTCAGAAGTTTCTAATAATATACTATCTCCGCTTTCGGAAATTATTTCAAAGTTATCTATACCCAAATCATAACCAGATGCCAATTGATCTATTTCAGCAACACCGGTGTTAAATCTTTCATTAGAATATTGCATCAATTCCCCATATAGGGTGTAAACATATAATTTGCCTACCTGATAAAATGGTACGGCATGTTCGACTTTTCGTATCTCAAAAAAACCTTTTGTCAACGGAAAATAAATTACGTCACCTTCTGCCGGTCTAGTTAATATAGAATTACCTGTGCTACCAATTACATCTGACCAACGTTTTCTTGCGACAACAAATGTAGCCGAATCTCTAATCTCAACACCAAATTTCGTTAATAATTCGCTATCACCTTCGAACCCATTATTAGATTGTAAATACATCTCAATTGGGTAAGCGTGATCAAAAGTATTAGTTGGGTCTTCAGTTAGAACATTATCATAGTTACTAGGAGTACGTGGTATATAATAGACTTCGAATCCATAAATTTTCATCGATTCAATAATTAAATCTTCATAGATATTCTGCTCAGAGGCACGACCTATGTTCTTACCAGATTGAAAATAATGGTTAACTGTTGCCATTTTTAGTATTGACTTTCTATTGACAAGGTGTTATCATCTCTATGTACCCTATTAATAAACACTACATTATTATATTCCATTATTAATTAGCCTGTAAAAAAGTCTACAGGTAGCTGAAAACTGGATTGTATATCATCTTCAATTTGTTTGATCTCTACCATAGCTTCATTATAAATCGTTTCACCGTTAAGCGTTACTCCGCCAGGTAATTGCATACCGGAAAACTTCTTAAGATTATCTCCCCATTGCCGTTTAATCAAAGCAGTAGTATACATTTTAAGGAATCTATCATCATACACATCCCGATATGTTTCCGGATCTAATATTCGGTAACAATCAACTAACAGATATTCGCCTACGGCGACATCAGCACTCCAATCCATATCAATAAAAAGTCTATTCATATGACGATTAAATCTGATTGGCTTTTGCCCTACAAGTAATTGGTTAATTAATTCAATTTCTCTTTTCACAGTGTAATAGTAAATCAAATCCGTAGACATTAAACTATACAAATCGTTAATCATAATTTGATATTTTAAGCTAAAAAGATTCAATCCATCTGATTTATTTGTAAATGGAAAAATTTCCTGCACGCCCACAACCGTATCGGGTACAGTAATATATTGATTAGTTTTATCTTCTTGCGTAATTTGATGTTTTAAATATACCCGTTCTATAGCATCATAATGATATTCACGATAAAATTGGAAGGCATCGTCAATTCTATCTTCCACTTGATCGTCATCTACGTTTATTTCAAGAACAGGTGATCCTAACCTACGTAGGCAATAGTCTCGTAGACCTTCTCTGGATGTTACTTTAGCCATGTGTTACTCCCGGATTAACCGTGACAATTCCTTCTATTATTCTTAATACAATATTACCTGAAGTAGCAAGTACATCATACAAATATCTGCCTGATTTTAAATTTGCAGTAGCAGATGCAACTAAAGATACTTGAACATTGCCGTTTGCAGCATCAATAATAGCTGAGGTAAAAACTATAGAATTTGCAGCAGGATACGATCTTCGCATTTCGCTAGAAATAGTATATCCGGATAACGAGATAGGATTTTTACTATTATCTAAATATTCTATATATTCAGTAAATGTAGCGCCCTGATCAATAATTAAATTTTTTGTTGTTGCCATTTTAGTTTACAGTTGGTGCGTATTCGAAACCGTTTTTTATCATTTCTTTTCCAATAATATCTAATAGAACGTCATCAATTTGCTGATATTTGCCTTGTAATGTTATTAACAATTTATCAGTAAGGCGTTCTATAGAACCTCGCATTTCGTAAACTTCTACCGTAACTTTAGTCACATCTTCGAAATAATTTACTGCAACATTAGTTATATTTAAACTCATAGTATTGCTCCTTATCTAAATCTACCATAATAGACTCTATACGCAAGATTTACAATTGCATCACCTTCTACGGTGTTATAACCTTGTCTATCGAAATTATTTTTGCATACAATTTTTAACACGCCCGATTCAACAACTGTTGTTATTATACTAGATCCTAATAATAATCCTGTACTAGGTTGTCGTATTACACGCACAATTGTTGAACCTGTTCCGCTAACTACATATGATCCTGAATCGGAGATTCCGCCGTTAATAGTATAAAATGGCATTAAGAAATAATTTTGATCGGTGATTGTAGAATTATTTATCAATACAAATTCATCAGTTCTATTGACATATGTTGCATTAGGATCAGCGCCCAATACCGTAGGTATAGATAATACGCCTGGGATGTTGTATATTATATGCGGCATTCTTCTATCTAAAGAAAACTTAAGATCGCCGGCACTATTAGTTATACTAAAATTATCTTTTTCTAAAGTAATACCCATTACTGCACTCCAAGGTAAAGTAGATTCGAATTAATATTAAGTGCAGAATTAAAAAAATAATTTTTAATATTATATTTGTATGTTAATGCAGCCCCTTGACCAACCAAAGTTTCTCCTAGTGGCCAAATTATATTCGTATTTGTTAATGTAATTGCCCCTGACCGTTCATCATACAACCCGCCTTCTAATGAATTTTCCGCACTAGCTTCTGTTATTGTTCTACCTTGGGAATATCCTATAGTTATATAATGTATAGTTGCATTATAAGTATCATACCCATATTGACTTCGTATATCCGAATATTTGTTAAGATATGCAATTGGATCAAATGTTATTGTGCGGTCTTCACGTTCATTTGCGTAATGTATTTGCCCTGCAACAGGATCTGCTCCTAATGATAATATTAAATCCGAATAGCTTGCTATATACCTTAATGCATCTGCAGTTGAGATATAAAAAAGATTAATTGGTAATGACCCTGCAGTGTCTCCGGGCAATCCAGGTATAACATTTAAATAACTATTGGGGTTTGCAATAGATGACGTAGATATTATTTCCTCATTCCCATTTAAATTCTGTAGGAATATATTTAAATCTGTTGGGAATATTATATAAGTTCCGTCGGATTGTAATTCTGATCTATATAGTGAATTTTTACTTATTTCTATACCATATCCTAAAGTCGTAGGTTGCTCCACATAATCATATTTTCCTGCAACTTCCTGCCAATTGTAATGTATATACTGATCTAATTTTGTGATAAATCCCGAAAAAGTGTAACCGCCAATGAAGAAATCAAAAAATCCAGTTCTAACAGGGGGCTTATCTATAAGTAAAAGATTAACAAATGAGTTAACATCTAAAACACCATTTACGGAATAATTTTCTATAAACGGACCCTTTGTTGGAATATCTTGTCCTAAATTTTCTCGAGTTTGTATATCTGAATATGTTGTCAATGAAATACCTGTTGCAGTTTCTCTATAAACTCGCAAATCGGCAGATAGTAATGTTTTTGTAAAAGAGTAACTTGCAGAATTATTAAATTGATCTATATTTTTATATAGATAACTTCTTTCTGTACTAAATACATTTCCAAGTGTTACTAAATTTTGTGATGCGTTTAACAGGTATACGTTAGACATATTATATTGTTGGTACGTTAGCAATATTGTTAAACGCTAATATTGTATATCTTTTA